CCTGACGCTTATGCGGTTCAGCATAATATGGTCAATGGGTTGTCTACTAATATGAAGAATCTAGTCCTCTTTGCGGGGGAACAGAGCCTTACGAGCCGGGCCAAGCAGAAGCTGGCAAGTGAATTGATGGTTTCATTGGCCTTGCAGCCAGAGTGGAGAATCCGGTTTGCTGACTGGGCCTTGAAGAATCCGGGGGATGCGGCTAAGTTGATGGCTACCCAGATCCCCAAGGAGATCCATATCGAGCAGACCACCCAGCATAATATTGTTCTTCTTCCTCCGAAGGTGACGGCGGAGGAGTGGCTTGCTGAGAATGATAAGGTTGAGGACGCTGAGGTTGTGCCTTGGCTTAGTGATAGAGTGGGGGAGCAACCTTGACGGTTATCGCCTGGAGTCCCCAGGAGCGCCAGCGTATCTTCATTCAATGTCCTTACCAGGAGATCCTTTATGGTGGTGCTGCGGGTGGTGGAAAGACGGACGGTCTACTGGGCGACTTCCTTAATCACGCCAATCTGTATGGCAAGAATGCTGTGGGGGTGTTGTTCCGAAAGTCCTTCCCTGAGTTCGAGGAGGTTCTACGCCGTTCTCAGGAAATCTATGGAGCAATCGGGGCTACTTATAAGGACAAGTCCAAGAGTTGGACATTTCCTAACGGAGCTTCACTTCGACTGGCCTACATCGAGTCATATGAAGATGCCCTCCAGCACCGAGGCTTCCAGTATTCCTGGGCTGGTTGGGATGAACTAACCCTGTGGGGGACGGATGATGAGTATATCTTCATCCAGTCTCGTATGCGGTCTGCCGCTGGTGTTCCTACTAGGATCGTCTGCACGACCAATCCCGGAGGTCCAGGGCATGTCTGGGTGATGAAACGGTTCTTTGTGGACTCCAACCCGTCTGGGATGCGTCCTCACCATACTTATCTGGATATCGATAAAAATACCGCCTTTGAGGATAAAGCACTGGACGGGGTGAAGGATGCTGACCTTCCTGCTCATATTAAACGGCGCACTCGTATCTTTATTCCTGGGCGGCTGGCAGATAACGCTTTCCTTGATAATGATGGTGAATATCGCGCTCGTCTGCTTTCGATGCCCGAAGCACAACGGAAGATGCTTCTGGAGGGGCGATGGGATGTGGTAGAGGGGGCTTTCTTTGAGGAGTGGAACCCGCATGTCCATGTGGTTAAGTCGTTTAAGCCCCCAAAGGACTGGAAACGGTGGATGGCGGGGGACTGGGGCAGCAGTAAGCCTTATTGCTTCCTGTGGGGTGCTACTGCTCCTAATGGGGATGTCTATATCTACCGCGAGTTGTATGGTTCTGATGGCAAGCCTAATGTTGGCAATCGAAAGGGAGCCTATGAGGTCGGCCAGCTTATCCGATCCATCGAATCCGAGAATGAGGAATGGATTACCGAGAGATACCTAGACGCCTCCTGCTTCGATGACCACGGGGTAGGGACCACGGTAGCGGTTCAGTTTGCTTCCCCACAGGGCGGGAGCCTCCACTTCCAGAAGTCACAGAAGAAGAACAAGGCCGGGTCTATCTCTATCCTTCGGGATTACCTGAAGGTTGTGAATGGATCTAGTAGGCTGAAAGTAATGGATTGTGTTACGAACCTCATACGAACGCTCCCGAGCCTCCAAATGGACCGTAACAATGTGGAGCAATACGACACGGACGGGGAGGACCACGCTGCTGACGCTCTTTTGTATCTCCTGAGGAAAAATATCAAGACTCTGGAGGACCAGAAGGCCGACCACGCCATTTCCATCCGAAACAAGAAAATGCTTGCTCAGTTCGGTTCTTTTGGCTGTCAGTGATAGCCTGTCTTGTCAGACAGGAGTATAGTAATGACAATGGAGGGCTTTCATGGGTAATCCAATGCTCGATTTTCTAAAGAGTGGCAAGAGCAAGAAGGGGAAGAAGGAACCCGAAAAGGGCGAGACCAAGAAGCATGAAAAGGGTGAGTCCAAGGCGTTTGAGAAGAAGGAGAAGGACTGATGTTCAAGAACTGGATGCGATCTCGTCTTGGACTTGACGGCAACCAGGATGGAGCGGGACTGATGGCAAATCGCTCCACTCCCGCCCCGTCTATTCCAACTCCTGCCACTTGGGACCAGCCCAATATGCCGTTTGTGGGTGGTGGGGTTCCAAGTTGGATGAAGGGGCCTCCCATGGATAACCGTGGGATTACGCCCAGTATCCCGCAGGCCGGTCCTATTGGCTTTCAGCCCCGCCCTCAGGGTGGGATTCTTCCAATGGAGATCCCGTTTGATCCCCGCCAGCGACCCTATGAACCGCGCCCACTTCCGGGGGGTGAGTCCTGGGACCCCCGCCAGAGGGGTTATGAGCCTAGGCCGCAGAACCCAACCGAGCAGCCCAATATGGGTGGCTACTATGACCCGAACAAGGGGACTCAGTTCAATAACACCGGAGTAGTTCCCCCACATAGGTTTAACCCTTTCGCTTTTTGAGGCAAAATGATTTCGCCCAATGTAGATACGAGTGGGTTCGCTACCTGGGGAGCCGATTGGTGGAGGCTCCGAAAGAATGAACGACTCGAAAAGGAGAGGATCTGGCAGGAGTGTTGGCTTGCTTCTGTTAGCAAGTTCGGTAAGACCTGGGATAACTTGCAGGATTTTCGCTCTAAACGCTATATTCCTATCACTCAACAGGCGGTTGAGGCGGTAGCAGCGCACTTGACTCAGGGCGTCATCCCTTACGATGAGTTTTTCGCCATTTACGGTAGAACGCCAGATGATGATGCGAAGGCTAAGGCTGTCCAGAGTCTCTTGACTTGGCAGCACAACAAGACCGGGTTCCGCACTAAGTTCAACCAACTCATCAAATATGCTTGCATCTTTGGGAATGTGCCGTATTGCGTCAACTGGCTTGAGCGCAAGCAGGTAGTCCCCGACGAAATGATGTTCAACAACATGCTGATGATGGCCCAGCAACAGGCTATGGTTGGCGAGGAACCCACTATTCCTGCTGATATGCCGACCATGGAGAGGCGAGTTTACGATGGGCCGACTCTTGAGATTGGCAATATCTTCGATTTCGTCATCGAAAGACATCCAAATAACCCAGATTATGCTCCCCGGTGCATGAGAACCTTCAAAAGTCTCCCATATCTTCAGGCAATGACTAATTCTGAGGGTTATTCGGTTTATGAGAACCTGGATCAAGTCCAGCCTCACGATGGGCAGAATGAGCCTTCTGACGGTCTGAAGCGAGAGGTTTACCGCCTTGAAGGGTTCATCGAGCAGCCCAAAAACTCGGTCGAACTGCTCCAGTTTGAGGGCGACCTAGAGCTTCCCGGCCCTGACGGTCAGAAAGTCATCTACAAGAACCATATTTTGGTAATTGCAAACCGATCAACGGTCATCCGATTTGAACCAAGTCCGTTTGCTCATGGCAAATGCTCCTGGAATATGTTTGTCCTCTACCCTGAACCCGGTGAGGTCTATGGGCGAGGCATCGTAGAGCCTGCATTGGGCCTTCAGGATGTCATCAATGTGCGAGCGAATCAGGTCATCGAAGCGAATACACTCATCATCAATCCCAGTTATTCGATTGTAGAAGATGGTGTTTTCGACTCTGACGAGTATATCTCAGCCCCCGGAGCAGTAAACAAGGTCGCCGCGCAGGGGAATATCCAGCCAATCCAGCAGATCCCACAGGCTGCTCTAGGCTTCCAGGAAATAGGCTTTATGATGAGCCAGCATAACCAGTCTACTGGTGCGCAGGCTTCTTTCACCTCCGAGGCTTACCAGAAGAGCGCCACTGAAGTAGCCGCCCAGTCCGGTATGACCCAGAGCCGTAATGCTGAAACAATCAAGCACATAGAGCATAACTGCCTGATTCCAATCATCACCATGGAGATGCAGCTTAACCAGCAGTTGATGGATGAGGCTGTATGGGTCCGTGTTGTTGGCGATCCCAATACCGGCCAGATTCTTGACCCTGCGACCGGAATCCCAGTCAATTCAATGGGTATGCAGACGCTAAAGGTTTCCCCGGATGACATCGAAGGCAACTTCGACTGCTACGCCGTTGGCGCTACAAATGTCGCAAATGCCCAGCAGCAGATGGGGCAGACGATTCAGTTGATTAGCGTGTTGGCTCAGTCTCCAGCGGCTAATATTATCAAGTGGAATGAACTCGCTAAGGATCTTTTCCAGCAGGCTCGTATTCGCGATGCCTGGAAGTTCATCAAGACTGACCAGGAGATTCAGATTGAACAGCAACAGCAGTTCGCTCAGCAACTTGCTCTCCAACAGGCACAAGGAGAACCCGGTAAAGGGGGTGGAGGCGCAGGAGGCGCTAATTCGGCTGGCAGCCAACCCGGACCTGGAGGTGTTTCTTCAATGGCTGGAGTGGCAGAACAGCATGGCGCTCCAACCAACGGACCCGACCCAGGACAATTGGGTGGTTCTCGCCTCATTTAAGAACGGGAAACGAGAACTCATCCAGCATATTGCAAAACTATTTGACAAACAGTAATATACTATCCATGCCAGAGATGGCGTTAAACATCGGCTCAAGGAGGGGCGTATGAACCCAGAAGAAGTTGAAGGACAGGTTGAACAGGTCGAAGAACAGGAAGTTATCCAGGAACCAGAGAAGCCCAAGCGGGTCGAAATTGATTCTGAAGAACTGAGGGAACTTCGCGAGTCCAACCGGAGATTCCAGGAAGAACTGCACCAGCACAAACTTTGGCAGATGCAGCAATACCAGCAGCAGCGGAACTCTGTGCCGGACCCCCAGGTTGATCCTGATGTGGAACGAGTCATTGCTCCCGTAGTTAATAAAGCCCTTCGTCCTGTGCTTGAAGAGAACGAACGCCTTAAGGGGCAAGTAGTCTCACTGGCTGAACAGGCTAGGGTGCAGGCGAATATTGACTATATCGAGCGCAATATCCCGAACTTTGAGAGTATCCGGGTCGATCTGGCGAAGAAGATCGAATCAATGCCGAAAGGCGACCAGGACATCATTCTTAGTTCCCCTACCCTTATGGTGGAACTCGCCAATGGGATTAGCAGGGACCGGGGAGCTGCGACTCGATCCACCTCACGGGATAGGGCTGTAAGCGAGTCCTCTACCGCAACCTCCGCAACCAAAAACACATCGAATCTTGGCAATGTGGATTGGAACTCACTTTCTCCCGCAGAATTTGCTGCGATGGAAGCGAAGATCGAGAACCAGCGCCGGAATCGAAACTACTAAAGGAACCAAGAAATGGCAATCACCACTTCTAGCACCCTCTCAGCCCTTACCCAGTATATTCAGCGCAAGGGTCTGAGCGTTGCTGAGCCTAATATCGTCATCGGCGAATACGGCTTGAAGAACAGCATCCCCCAGAAGAACAGCAAGACCATGGCCTTCCGGCGCTATGAGCGTATTGCTCCTACCACCGGCAAGGACGCTTCGACCATCAAGAGCTTGGTTGAAGGCACCATCCCCACTGATACGCAGCCCACCATCACGACTGTTACCCTGACTCTCGCCCAGTATGGCAACCTGTTCCGCGTGAGCGATCAGGCCGAATGGATCAACGAAGTGTCCGTTGACACGGAACTGATGGCCCGTAATTCCGAAAACATGGCTCAGACCATCGAGACCGTCTACCGTGACGGCATCATGGGCGGCACGAACTTTGGCCGTCTGTCTGACTCCATCGGCACCATCGTTGCGACTGCCCGAACCAATGTCGCTGGTAAGATCAACGCCGTGGCGCTTGATAAGGTTGCCCGTATCCTGAAGGGCGCTGATGCCAAGTTCTACACTGAGCAGGTTGACGCGACCACTAAGATTGCGACCCAGGCTGTCCGTAAGTCCTACATCGCCGTGATCCACCCCGATGTGGAGTTTGACCTTGAGAGCGTCCCTGATTATGTCCCGGCTGCGAACTACTCCAGCAACTCGGGTCTGCTCAAGGGCGAAGTGGGTTCCTACCGCAATATCCGGTTCGTGACCTCGACTCTCGCCAAGATTTTCCCCGACTCCGGCGCGGCTCTGGCTGGCACCAAGGGAACCTCGACTTCCGATGTGTATCCCGCTCTGATCTTCGGCAAGGAAGCTTATACTGTGGTTGATCTGGCCTCTGCTGCCAACATCTTCTACACCCCTGCTTCGAGCCAGGATCATGCCAATCCTCTGGGTCAGTGGTTCTCTCTGGGCTGGAAGGCGATGTGCGGTTCCGTCATCCTTAACGATGCCTGGATCTACCGCCTTGAGACTGTTGCCACCGCCTAGTAACTCTTTTGGGATGGGGGCCTAAAAACCCCCTTCCTTAACCCTTCCAAGGAGACTTAAAATGCCTGTTGGCGTCCTCACTAACATCTCTTACGATCCCTCTAACACTGTGTTCTCGGCTACCTATACTGCTGATGGCACCCCCGCTGCTTCGGCTGTCCGTTGCGGCTTCCAGCCCCGCTATATCCGCATGGTCCAGACTGTCGGCGCTCCAGCTGCCTGCAATACTGCTGAGTGGCATGAGGGCATGGCCGCTTCGACTGCCTGCCTGTGGAGCGCGACTTCGGTCCCGTCTGTGGTCGCCGCATCCAACGGGTTCCCCATCTTGACGGGCGGCGAAGCTGCCCCTGCTGCTAACGCTACCAATAGCCCCGCCTCTGGCCCCGGCTTCACGATTGGCACTGGCGTCCAGACCGCAAGCATCGTTTACAGTATCAAGGCTTTCAAGTAATTTTCGTCAAAGGGGCGGGGGGCGAAAGCCCCTCGTCCTCCCTACGGGTAAAAACAAAAGGAGCCGCTATGACGGTAGATGGACGCACTAAGGCTGGCAAAGCCGCGAAAACGAAGGAGAGTATCCCTTCAAACCCGAAGTTCTTTGAGGAACCTCCGCAGGAAGTTCATCAGGTAGTGGCCGCTGGGCCTACCAAGTCCTACCATGACACTCGTTTTTCTGGCAAATGCCGTAAGTTCATGATCCACAAGGTCCCGAACTGCTCTGAGTGGGCATTTGCAGGGCCAGGAACCCTCACCCCTATCCACATTCAGCGTGGGAAAGTGGTAATTCTGCCCGAAGAATACTTCGAGTGCTTCAAAAGTGCGGGTGTCGAGGCTCTGAAGTGCGATATGGACTTCTTGACGGGTGGAAATCCGACCTACTACACCGAATATCAGACCAATTACCCCTACCAGGACATGGGAGAGGCTACTTGGGACGAATATATGGAGTGGAAGGCTGAGGACAATAAAAAGGTCCATCCTAATCAGGCCCGAAAACGCTAAACCCCTCTTAAACAGGTCGGGAGCGTCTAGGGTGGGCGCTCCTGATATCTGTTATCATCTAATTTGAGGGGGAATCATGGCTTATGGCATCCATTCCGATGTGGCGCAGGATATGTTTGGTAATGTCGTTGCCAATGCCTCGGTAACGGTATATTCGGTGGTAGCTGGAGTGGTCCAGCCGACCCCTCTCCCGATTATCTATACCGCTGCTAGTTCCATCACCGGAACTCCAGTTTCTCAGTCTAATCCGATGACCACGGACTCGCTGGGACGGTATTCCTTTGGTGCTCCAGATGGCTGGTACGCCATCGACATTAGCGGGTCAAACTTCGCGACCTACCGGCAGTATAAAAACATCGTTGCTACCTATACCCCCGGAGCGGGTGGGGTAAGCAATGTAGCTCTTGCGCTCCCCTCTCAGTTCGCCATTAGCGGCTCTCCCGTAACCGGGACGGGAACTCTGACGGGTTCGTGGAATACCCAGGCAAACAATACCTTCCTGGCCGGTCCGAATGGAGGTGGGCCTCTTGCCCCAACTTTCAGGGCTTTCGCTACCGGGGACTTCCCGGCTTCGGGTGTTGGGGCCGCTACCTACCAGTCCTATGCCTCTGCTACCGGGACTCTGACTTGGACCGCCTTCACGGTTGATGTGACGGGGCGAATTACCGGAACGGCTAACACGGCTACCGTGATGGGTGTTCCTGCTGTCCAGAATACATGGACCAAGAGCCAGAATGTAGCTTCGGTAGCCCTGACTTTCGCTACCCCGCTCAATACGGATGCCAGCACTGGGAACGCCTTCCATACGACTTGCACCTCCAATTTCACGATGAATTTCCCCACGAACCTTGTCAGTGGTGGAACCTACCTTTGGAAGTTCACTCAGGATGGGACAGGGGGCCGCATCATTACCTTCTCTGGTAACTGGAAGTGGCCTGGAGGCGTGGTGGGCGTTCTGTCTACTGGTATTGGTGCGGTTGACCTTCTAACCTGCTACTACGATGGGACCAACCTTCTATGCAACTTGCAAAAGGCTTATGCTTAATCATCTTCTTGATGGGATGCACTGATATGTCCTTCACGGCTCCGATTGGCGGGTTTATTAATACCA